TCCTTGGTCGGAACGCAAAGGCTGGGATACAACCCCGTGTTCTGCAACTGGGATGCTTGGGCAGGGCATTGGAAGCCCAAGTGTGTGAGCAAGCCCCAGGTCATCTCGGCATCCGGCATCAGCGAGAAACTCAAGGGCTGGTGGGAGGCCAAGGTGGATCCCAACACGCGCCTAGTGGACATCCCGGAGCCGAAGTGGCTGAAGAGTGTCAACGTATAAGGCGTGCGTAGACTGCGGGCATTCGTATCCCGCAACCACTGAGCATTTCCACAAGTCCAAGGATGGACTGCACGCTCGTTGCCGGGACTGCCGCAACAAGAAGCTCAAGGGCGAGCGCAAGCAGGTGCGGGACAAGCGGCTGGGGCGGATGGAGAAGGCGGCCGTTGACTCCTTCATCAAAGCCTCCCGCCTGGGCGGGGCGAACATCCCGCACTCGTCCGAACTCCTTGAGATCCTCATGGAGTACTTCGGTGGCGTGCGCGGCTACGCCAACATGTTTATGAAGCAACTGTACGACTCGCCTGCCGGTGGAGCCTTCCGCACCAAGATGCTGGACTCCGTGATGCGGCTGGTGGTTGGGAACACGGCCATGGGCGGGGCCAAGAAGCCGCTGGAGTTGATGAGCGAAGAGGAACTGGAGGCCGAACTGAGACGACAGGTCTTGGAGGCCGCCATGAACATACAGAAGGTTGAGGTGATTGATGGAAAGACTGTGCCGAACCTGCCGTTGGTCGGTGGCCACATCGATGCCGGAGTGGCTCCGCTGCCACCGGCTGCCCCCAGTGGTGAACTTCCCAACCGTGTCCCCGACTGACCACTGTGGCGAATGGTCTTCGCCCACCATCCAGCAGATGAACGAGCGTGCGAAAGCATCCGAAGATTCCGCCTCCGCCGAAGGCTGAAGGCCCTATCGGCGGGCTGACGCAGCACGCCCTGACGCAGATGAAGGATGTCCAGGCTGCGCTCACTGAGCGCCGTCTGGAGGCCCTGCGCTTATGGGTTCCCATGCCAAAGCAGGAAGCGTTTCACGGGTGCATGGCGAGCGAGCGTCTGGTGATCGGCGGCAACCGCAGCGGCAAGAGCGCCTGCACGTTCATTGAGGACGCCCGCGCCGCCACGGGGCAGGATCCCCACGGAAAGTACCCGAGAGAGAACGGCAACTTGGTGATCATCGGCAAGAACTGGCAGCACATCGGGATGGTGGTGTATCCGATGCTGTTTAAGGCCGGGGCGTTCCGCATCATCCGGGACGAGGTGACTGGCGCATGGCGGGCCTTCAACCCATCCAAGGACGCGGCCCGAAAGGGTGAGTCCAAGCCAGCCCCTCCGCTGATTCCGCCGCGCATGATCAAAGACATGGCGTGGACGCAGAAGAACGCCGGCTACCTCAACAAGGCCGAGTTGACCAACGGCTGGACGATCTACTGCTTCTCCTCTGAGGGCGAGCCTCCGCAGGGCTTCCAGGCTGACTTGGTCCATATCGATGAGGACGTGAACAACGAGCGCTGGATTGGCGAAATGCAGGCCCGCCTCTCGGATCGCAAGGGGCGCTTTGTCTGGTCGGCCATGCCGTGGTCCAAGAATGATGCGCTGCTCGGGTTGTGCGAGCGGGCCGACAAGGCGGAAGAAGATGGCGTCGAAAACCCCATCATTAAGAAGTTCGTTCTTCGCTTCTTGGACAACGACCACATCGACCAAGAGGAGAAGAAGAAGAACTTGGAGCGGTGGGCGGCGCTGGGCCAAGACGAACTGAAGATGCGGGCCGAGGGAGAGTTCACCACCGGCTCCACGCTCATGTATCCGACGTTCAATGCGTCGGTCCACATGATGAACAGGTCGGACTTGCCGGACGGCCAGATCCCGCCTGAGTGGACACGGTACGTGGCGATTGACCCCGGCCACGCGGTGATGGCCACGTTGTTTGCCGCGGTCCCGCCGGACGAGAAGTTCATTCTCTTCTATGACGAGCTGTACATCCGCAACTGCAACGCACTCATCTGGGGCGAGCAGTTCTTTTCCAAGGCCCAGCACCAGTACATCTACGCCGCCATCATGGACATGCACGGCGGCGCCCTGCGTGACCTTGGGTCTGGGCGGTTGCCCCATGAGCTGTACTCCGAGGAACTGAAGAAGCGCAACTACCGCTTCGCCCTCACGGGCCATCAGTTCCTGCCTGGGTCGGACGACATCCCGGCCCGCACGGCAATGGTGCGGCAGATGATGCACATCCGCGGTGACGGCACCACGCGCTTTCGGATCTTGGAGGGCGGCTGCCCAAACCTCGTCCGCGAGTTGAAGCGCTACCGCAAGAAGACCACCACGGTCAATGGGCAGGTCTACGTGACCGACGAGCCGCAGACACGCGGCGAGGTCCACGCCTGTCAGACCGCCGAATACCTCTGTGCCTATGAGCCCCGCTACCACAAGCCGCCGTCGCAGGTGGGCCCCGAGCCGTGGTGGGTGAAGTGGCGATCCGACCGTTTGAAGAGACAGCGGAAGTCCGAAGACCCGTGCATTTTCCTAGCCCCCAATGGGAGTATTAAGCGATGAGTTATGAGATGCCGAAGGCCGAAGTTGGTGAGATTGTCCTGTTCATGCCCCATGAGGGTGCCCCGGCCGTCCCGGCCATCGTCTGCAAGGCGTCGGCCCGCACGCTGACCCTGTTTGCCATGGCCGGCGAGCTGGGGGTGGTGGTGAAGCCCTCGGTCCACCACGTCACCGATGAGGGGGTCCAAGAGTTCCCCGAGTGGAAGCGGTACGGCTTCTGGGACCACCGGCCCAAGGATCCGAAGATTGCCCTGCTTTCCGAGCGGGTTTCGCTCCTGGAAAAGAAGCTGGCTGTCCTGGAGCCCAAGAAGGCCAAATAAGGGCATTAGTCAGTAGGAGCCGCCATGTCCGAAGAAAACCCTCTGCGCCCCATAGCCAAGCGCTGGCTGGAGTGCATCCGGCAAGCCGAGAAGCACAAGACGGTCTTCTCCGATGACGCCAAGGAGGCCATGGGCTTCTACTCGTCGGACCCCAACGCCATGTGGGCCAACGAGCATGCGCGTGGGGAGCGGGGCTACAACAAGGGCATCGATCCGCCGCCGTTTCGCATGGTGGTGAACCGTGTTTTTGAGGCTGTAACGCTCTTTGGGTCAGTCATCCACCACCGCAACCCGCAGCGGACGGTGACGCCCAAGGAGTATCCGGTGATCGGGCCGGCGCTCCTTGGCATCCAGCCGCAGCCCCCGGTCCCGCAGATGGGCCCCGATGGGCAACCTGTCATGGGGCCGGACGGCCAGCCGGTGATGATGCCGGACCCGATGATGATGGCCTATGAGCAGGCCGTCCAGCAGCAGGGCTTCATGTATGAGCGCCGCAAGCTCATCGCTCAGTTGCTCCAGGACTACCTGAACTACACGCCCAATGAGTTGGACCTGAAGCGACACACCCGCAAGGTGGTAGACGAGGCGTTCATCAAAGGCGCGGGTGTGTGGTGGCATGAGCTGTACCAGCCGCTCGGGGCCACGGTGAAGTTTGCCGGTTCGTTCTTTGATTCCATCGACAACCTTGTGTGGGATCCCGACGCGGACGAGTTTGAGGACATCCGCTGGGCAGCCCGCAAGCGGGTGCAGCCGATTGACGAAGTGGCGGCGAAGTTCGGGCTGTCTCGGGAGGATCTCAAGGGCCATATTGAGTCCTACTCCTCCCGGGCCGACCAGGGCGACCGTGGCTACGAACACAAGAAGCGGACGGGCAAGACCAACGACCTCATCTGCTACTGGGAGATTTACTCCAAGACCGGCTTCGGCGACCGGCTGAAGGACGCTGACAAGGATCTCCGCGGCAAGTTCGATGCGCTCGGGCCCAACTGCTACATCGTCGTTGCGGAGGGAATCGACTTCCCCCTCAATGCTCCACCGGCCATCCTCCAGGAAGAGGTGGACGAGACGGGCATCCCGCAGGCGTTGTTCATGTCCTGCCAGTGGCCGATCCCCTTCTGGGCCGAGCCCAACGGCTGGCCGTTCACGCTACTGTCCTGGCATCGTCAGCCCGGCTACTCCTGGCCGATCAGTCTGATCAAGCCCGGCATCGGAGAGCTTCGCTTTATCAACTGGGCGATGTCGTTCCTGGCCACGCGCATTGCCACGTCCTCGCAGACGCTCATCGGCGTAGCGAAGGCAGCGGACCCAGACATCAAATCGAAGATCCTGGAGAAGAGCGAAGGCGGGTTCAACATTGTCGAAATCTCCGAGGCCGTTGGTCGCTCGGTGAACGACGTGATCTCGGTCTTCCAGATGCCTGGGGTCACCCAGGACATGTACAACATCATCCAGGCGGTCACGGAACTCTTCGACCGGCGCGTCGGTCTGACCGAACTCATTTACGGTATGACGAGGTCAGCCTTCAGAAGTGCGGCAGAAGCCGCCGTGAAGAGCGAGCAAATTTCGGTCAGGCCCGACGATTACGCAAATTCTCTGGAGGACTGTCTGTCCGAGGTTGCTCGGAAGGAAGCCCTCATGGCGCGGTGGCTGATCTATCCCCAGGACGTTGCTCCGCTGCTCGGAGACTTGGCGGCCCAGGCATGGGGCATGCACGTCCAGGGCGAGAACCCGGAGAACATCGTTCGGGAGTATTCGTACCGCGTGGAGGCCGGGTCTGCCAGAAAGCCCAACATCGCCACCAAGGTTGAGAACCTGAACAACTTCATGCAGATCATCGCCCCGGTGTCGCAGGGCATGATGCAGGCCGGGCAGCCGGAAATCTTCAATGCCATGCTGTCCACCTGGGGCAAGGTCAACCAGATGGACGTGTCGGAGTTCATGGTTCCGCCTCCGCCGCCCCCGGGCCCGCCCCAAGAGGCGGCACCTCCAGGGCCTCCTCCCGCCCAATAGTCATATATGAGCATTCCCGAGTCGGTCTTGGCCTTGGGCCGAGAGGCCATCGAAACCTATGAGCGTGCCCTGCCCTACGGCGAGCGGTGGGCTGAAATGTGCGCGCTCCAGTGTCCTCCGGGAACCAAGGGGACCGAGCGAGCGTTCCTGGAGGGCCGTCAGAACAACGAGCAGTTCGACTCCCTGCCCCGCCGGCAGGCCCAGTACATGATCCGTGAGGCCAAGCAGGCTGGGATCAACCCCTCTGGCAAGTACTACGTGGCCGGGATCGCCGACAAGCGCGGCTGGAGGGATCCGGCCGCCTGGGTGTCGTCTAATGATGATGTGCTGAAGGTGGCCCAAAAGCGCCGCCTCGCCGTGTCGGGCAGTGTGAACTACGACCCGGGCCCGGCCCCGCCGCAGCGCAAGGTGCTGTCGGAATCCATCATCAAAGAAGAAGTGCGCAAGGAAAAGCGCAAGAACCCGTCAGCCGACGCCAAGGAGCTGCGGGCCAAAGTCATTGAGAAGCATGCGTACCGAGTGAAAGGACGAGGAGTATGAACGAGATTGCACGGCACTTTTCTCCAGGCGCGGTGATCACGGCCAACAGTTCGGCCGCCACCACGTCCGGCATGTTCCCGTTTGGGCGCTTTGGCGGTGCCTGCGTGATGATCGCCAACACCAACGGAGCCACCCAGATCAACTGGTACGGCACTGTTGATCCTTCGGTGACTCCGCGGCAGATTTACTCTGAGGGCTCGGCGGTGACAACGGCCGTGACGGTGGGTATTCATCCCGTCCCGGACGCCTGCTTCGCCGTGAATCATGTGGTGCCCGTGGTCAGTGGCGCTACGACCTGCGCCATGACGGTGATGGCCAAGGGCTGACCCGATGCCCCTAAACCCTCGCACCCTGCGGCCCGGCAGCGCGTTCACGCCGAAGTCCATCTCTGGCCTCGCCCTGTGGCTGGACGGGTCTGACGCTTCGACGCTCTACACCACCGACGCCGGGCCGGTGACGGCGGTGGCGGCGCCTACGGAGATCAGTGGGTGCGTGGGGTGGTGGGATGCGAGCGATGCGGCCAGCATCACGCAGTCTGGCGGTCTGGTGAGCCAGTGGAATGACAAGAGCGGAAACAATCGCCACGCCACCGCAAGCGGTGGGGCAAGGCCGACCCTGACCGCCGGCGGACTCAATGGCAGAAGCGTAGTGACGTTCGACGGCACGGACGATCAGATGCTTATTTCTAGCGGCTTCCTGCAAGTGCCGAACGTCACCATTCTGTCGGTATTCAAATACAACTCTGGGCAGTACGGCGGCATCATATCAAGCGCCCTCCAGCCGGCCGATGATTCGTCGCCTCGCCTTGTCATTCACAACGGCTCTTTTCGGACTTGGGGATATTCCAACTTCTCCGACACGCCTCAAGGGACATCGCCGACGCTTGTGACAGGACGAGTGCAAGCCGGGGCATCGTCCATTTTTCAGTCTGGTTTGCTGGCGGCCGCCGGCGCGGCATCTGGGTCGCTTACAACCGGCAGCACACAGACGGCAATCGGCTCGTACAGGACAAACGCCGGTAATCATCTCAACGGCTACATAGCCGAGATTGTCGTCTTTGATTCTGCACTCTCAACGTCCGACCGCGCCCGCGTCGAAGCCTACCTCGCCGCAAAGTGGGGCATCACTGGCGTTCATGTACAGGCAACGCCAGCAGGCAGTCTTTTAGCCGGCTATTGGGGCGACAAGTCCGGCAGAGGGCGACACGCCACGCAAAGCACGGCAGCGAGCAGGCCGACATTCACCACAGGCGACCTCAACGGGAGATCCACGCTCCGCACTGTCGGCTCGCAGGCCATGTCCGTTCCGGCGTGGGACTACACCGCCGCCAACACGGCAGTCTTTGTGTTTCGCGGATCGGCACTCAACCAAGGCATTTACCAGCGCGGCGCTCTCAACAACGGCCCTCGCTCGGCAATACAGGGATCACCTGTAGTTACCCTGCGAGGAACCATTCACGGCTCGGCCGCCTCGCAGGCTGACACACTTGCTTCATACGCTGTTGGCACTTGGGCCATAGGCGCGACGGTTTTGAACTCTGGCTCCATCACTGCCTATGCCAGCGGAGTTCGCGGAACCTCGCAGAATTATTCGGTGCAACTGTCGGGCAGTTATCTGATGCACCTGTTCAGTCTTGGGTCTGGCGTATATCCGCTCAACGGTGGCATCGCAGAGTTTGCCTACTATGACCGCGAACTGTCTGCCGCAGAACTCGGGCGCGTGACGCGGTACTTGGGGGCCAAGTGGGGCATCTCGCTGCCGCCGCAGGTCAGCAACGCCGACGCGCAGAGTTGGATCAACCGCGTTTACGGAAACGGCGGAACAGTCAGCAACAGCACGGCGGCGGCAGTCAATGCGTTCTGCGATGCCATCGACGCTGCCGGAATCCGCGACCGCTTCTACCGTCTGAATCTCTTCTGCGGCACCGGCCTGCCTGCCTGCCTCGTCCCCCTGTACCAAAACTGGAGGGTCTATGCCGGCCGCAATCGGCAACTATACGGCGACAACATGACCACCTCTGGGTGGTCTAAGAGCGGAGTCACAGCGACTCTATCGACAACGGAGCGTCCGTTTGCCGCTGGGCCTTACGCCAATATCGTCACTGCCAATGCAGCGACGGGCGTGACCCCGCACATCGTTAGCACGGCCAACAATTTCGGCTATGGCACAATCACAGTGTCGGCCTACATCAAGGCGGCAGGAAGGAACTCGGCGAGGATTCTTCTCAGCGGCAGCAGTGGAATGACGTTCCCCGGCGGCAGCGGCGTGGCGTTTGGGACCATCAATCTCACAACAGGTGCAACCAGCAGTCTCTCCACTGGCCTGACTGCCGTGGCAACCAACGCCGGCAACGGGTGGTGGAGGCTTGCCATCACCGTTACGAACAGTTTCGGCGGCAACATGGCTATCCGCATCGACGTTGGCGACGGCTCTTCGTACAACCCGACCGGCAGCGAGGCCATCTTGGTGTGGGGCGTACAGTGCGAAACGGCCTCCTCGGCGTCGGAGTACGATCCGTACCCGCTCGGCGGCGAAACAGACACCAACAACAACTTTGTCAGTTCCGACTATACAGAAACAGGCGCGAGCGGCGGGCTGACACCATTCGTCACAAACGCGAAGTGGCTAAACACCGGCTTGACTTTGGATGCGTTGCAAATTCTTGCGACGGGGCATCTGTCAGCGTATCGCGCTGCCCACACAGGCACTGACGGCCAGATGATCGGCCTGCGAAACTCGGCGGGCGACCAACTCTACCGCCTGTATCATCGCGGCGGCGCTACCCAGCGCGGCGACGGTTTCTGGGGCGGCGGAACCGCCGCCGTCACTACTGACAACAATGGGCTGGCCGGATCGCAGATTGTGACGCGCACTTCGTCCACAAGTGCGAAAATCATCACCAATGGCACAGTTACTGCTACTTTGGCAACCAGCACGACTCCGGCTTCTGTAGCGCGTAATTTTCATGTCTTTGCCGACAACGACGGGAACGCCACGCCAGCGTCTAGGTGGTTCGCTGGTGTTGCGCTCAAGGCGTACAGCATCGGCGACGGCCTGACAGACGCTCAAGCGCTATCGCTTCACAACGCATTGACCACATTCCAGACAGCGCTGAGTAGAGCATGACGCTGGCAGACATTGTTTTTCCGATCAGCATCGAAGAAGCGCGGATGCACGCGCTGGTCTTCACGCCGCAACTCGCCCAGCGGCTCGCGGAACTCCACGCCGAATACGGCTCCCCCAACTGCGTCCCCATGCCTCGCGTCCTGACGGACGGGCGGCTGATGCTCTGTGCGGACGTGCTGACCGAGGTGGGCGAAGGCGGTCTGCTCCACGCCATGTGGCAGGCTGCCGACCAGAGCGTGCTGCTCCCGGCCGTCGAAGTGATCCCGTGGGACGAGGCCGTGGCGATGCTACCGCATATGGACAGCAACTTCGGCGACTCTTCGGCTGGAGCGCTGACCAAGGCGCAGGAGGCGAAGGTCCGGGCGTACTACGCAGAGGATCAGTCGCTGTTTGAGTCGATCAAGCAGCCGGGCAAGGTGAAGAAAGTCTGACCGTGGCCTACCTCACATACTTCGACCTCGTTGAATCCTTGATCGTCTCCTCCTACGGCGGGCCGCAGGATGCCGAGCAGCGGGACATCCGGTCGGCCATTCACAGGGCCTACAACGAAGTCACCACTATCCGGGACTGGTCTTACTACCACGTCCACGGTCGGGTGGTGACCAACGCCACCTACTCCACCGGGACGATTGGCGTCACGTCTGGCACGGTCACGCTGACCGGCGGTTCGTTTGCGACGGCTGGCGTCACCGCGGCCAATGTGCAGCACTGGACGATCCGCGCCGGTGACCGCTCCTATCCGCTCGGCACCTACTCCAGCGCCACTAGCGTCACCTTTGGATCGCAGTTCTCAGGTCTGAACATCGCCTCGGGCACGGCCTACACGCTGTTCCGGTCGATCTATCCGCTGCCGTCCGACTTCCGCAACATGGACGAGCCCAGCGACGAGTTCAACTGGTGGTCCGGGGTCTATGTGACTCCCGACGAGGCCATGAAGATCGAACGGGTGTCGAACTCCTCTGGCAACCCATACCACTGGACCGTCATCAAAGACCCCCATAGCAATGGATACGCCATCAAACTGATTGGCTATCCCACGGAAGTGGAGACGGTGGACTTCACCTACCGGCGCACGGCCCGGCCGATCCGGTATTCGGGGCATGAGGCGGCACTGCGACAAGGCACGGTTGGGCGCAGTTCCAGCACCGTCACGGGTTCTGGGACGGCCTTCTCCTCGGCCATGGTTGGCTCCATCCTCCGCATTGGAGACACCACCAATAGCCCTGGACCTATTGAGTCGATCACGCCGTGGGTGTCGGAGGGCAAGATCACGGCGGTGGGTTCGTCTACGGCCCTGACCACCGAGGACAGCGGGACCATCGCAGGGTCCACCAAGTATCTGATCACCGACCCCATTGACGTGGCCCCCCACATGCAGGCCGTGGTGGAGAGCTGCTGCGACTACTGGCTGGCGCGGACGCGGGACAAGGGCGCGGACAAGGCGTTCCAGATGTACCAGCGTGATCTGCGGCTGGCGATGGAGCAGGACCAGTTGGCGCCGTTCTCTGGGCGTAGCAAGGAAATCTACCATGACGGGGGCTGGCGTACTCCTCTGAAGCCAGACCAAGGATGATCGTCATCGAATCCTGGAAGGGGCTTGTCACCAATGTCGGGCCGTACGCCATTCCTCCAGGCGCAGCGGCTACGCAGGTGAATATCCAAGCCCTCGTTCCTGGCTCCGTGGTAGTGCGATCTGGAATCACCAACGTCTCGTTCGCCACCCATACGGGTGCCTCATCTCCGGTGGTGCAGGTGTTCAATTTCCAGCACGGCACCACAGGCCACGTTGTGTATCAGAACGCATCTGGCGGCATCTTTGTGGCCAAGGGGCCGTCATAATGCAGCTCGCATCTGGCGTCGTCAAAGTCACGGTCGGCACTGGCGGCTCATCGTATTCGTCTGCGCCGACTGTCTCACTTTCTGGTGGAGGCGGCACAGGCGCCGCGGCAGTAGCACAGATGGCCGGGACCATGGTACAGGGTGTGGTGATCACCAATGCCGGCACGGGCTATACATCGGCGCCCACGGTCAGTTTCTCGGGTGGCGGCGGCTCGGGTGCGGCCGGAACTGCGTCGGTGCTGTCATACGCCGGCACTCGTCCGATCACGTTCTTCAAAGGACGGTGGAACGACATGTACGGCGTGGACGGCCACGGGCGCGGGTTCCGGTGGGACGGCGATACGCCATACCTAGAAGCCATCGGAATCAGTAAGCCCTCCACATTTGCGGCGCCAGTGGGATCTACGGCCAGCCAGCAGAACTACGTGGCGTCCGTGCAAATCCTGGACGGCGGCGCTGGCTATGGTGGCGTCCCGACCGTGTCTTTTACTGGGGGAGGCGCTACAACCCAGGCTTCGGGCACGGCCCTGCTCGCCAACGGCCGGGTTGCTGGCGTGAAGCTCACGGCCCGCGGAGCGGGGTATACGGGGCCGCCGCAGGTTTCGTTTGCCGGCGGGCAGGGAACCAGCGCGGCATTCACCTGCAACGTCTTTGGCTCCGTGATCGGACTGGAGTGTTCCGACAGCGGCGCTGGCTATACCGGCGATCCGACGCTCACGTTCTACAACACCCAAGGGCTATCAGGCGCCAACGTCCAAGTGTCTGTGGACACCACGTCTGGCGTGCTTGTTGGCTCCAACGTCCTGGCTGGCGGGACGGGAGCCACCTCCACTGGCGTGACGGCATCCCTGTCTGGTGGTGGGGCAAGCATCCAGGCAACCGTTCATCCGGTGCTGGAGTATTCGGTCCAATCAGTGACTGTCGCCAACTCCGGCACTGGGTATATGACGCCCCCGGTCATCACATTTGTCGCTGACCCTGACGACTCGGCCGGCGCCGGCGCCTCCGCCGTGTGTGCGGTCAATGCGACCGGGCAAATTACCGGCGTGACCGTTGTGTCGGGTGGCCGGTATCGGATTCCTCCGACCGCCACCATTCTGAGCAGCGGAGCCATTGCCAGCGCCGTCATAGCACCGACGATCAAGGGAGTCTACCAGTGCTGCATCCGCTACCTGGATGACACGCCGGAGTCTCAAGGCGGGCCTATCCCAAGTTCCATTTCCGACTTGCGAGAGGTGGAAGCCACAGCCGGCTTTCAGTCGCTGACGTGGAACCTCAACAACCACGGGGCGGAGTCCCGCGTCCATGCCATCGAACTGTGGAGAACGACGGCCGATCAGTCCGTGGTGCTGTACCGCGTGGCCCGCATCGACAAGGTCAACGGCGTATTGCCGAACACGGCGTATGTGGACACCCTGACAGACCATGAGCTGCTGGACGTGGATCGCAACACCACCTCCAGCAACATCACCAGCGTATATGGCCTGATGCCGGTTGTGCTGCCCAGCGGCCAACTCAACGCCCGCCGGTTCGACCCTCCTCCGCAGAACATGGCCGTCGCCTGCATGTTCCAAGACCGGGCGTGGTACTCCGTGGATACGACAGGGGCCAAGCCGAACAGCCTGTACTACTCCGAGATCGATGAGCCCGAGAGCGTGCCAGAGGCGAATGAGCTGGTTTTGCAAGAAAACGCCATCGACTCCGACGCCATTGTGGCGTTGATCCCGTTTGGCGCGTCCATGCTCATCGCCCAGTCACGGCACATCTACAAGCTCCAATACATCGCCCAGCCCATCATCGACGCCTCCATCACGCTGGTGTCCTATCGGGGCGTAATCAACTCCCGTTGCTGGGACACCTTCGGGGGCGCGGCGTTCATCGCCGACGACTACGGCCTGTATGCCTTTGACGGTGGCCGCGAGGAGGCGATCTCGGCGGCCATCGACAACTACTGGCGGGACGGGATCATCGATTTCTCCAAGCGCAAGTACTTCTATGTGAAGGCCAGCCCGCAGGAGCGTGTGGTCCGGTTCTTCTATTGCCGCTCCACCGATGGCACCTACCCAACGCGGGCCCTGTGCTATTCGCTGGCCACGCAGACGTGGTGGGAAGAGACATTTGCACAGGCGCTGCCGCACGCCACCATCACAAGCGTCGGTCAGAGACAGGCGGTGATCTACGGCGGCGCGGCAGGGAGCATTCTCAAGTCAGCCGGCCGGCTTGACGCCACAACCTCTGGGTCAACGGCGGCCATTCCATACCAGTTCCGCACAGGCCCCAGGCCGTTTGTGGACGAGAAGGGCAACCGCTCCATTGGGGTTGTCTACTCACCGACGCCGGAGACGCTCAATCTCTCGCTGCACTACAACAACTCAGACTCTCCGCGTGCCAATGCCATAGCCGCTAACCGCGGGGATGGTTTTGTTGTTGACGGTGGTTCGACGGCGGCCTCCCTCAACATGGCGTCCGACCGCAGTGCGCTGGGCACGGCCACTGGGCACGCGCGTGCCAGCTTCTCTGGGCGCGCCGATGAGCAAAGCGCCGGCGGTGACCGGCATCTGGCCATTGCGGTGTCGGGCACCCAGACGACCGGCACGGTGCAGATTCACTCTATCTCTGTGTCAGGTGTTCAGTAATGCTGACGAGGGCGGCTCCGGCGTTCAACCGGGCGACTGACGGGGCCATGCCGTCCTCGCTCTTGCAACCCCTCTCGCAGGCGCTGTTCAACTGCAACCAAGCCTTGGAGCATCGGGGGCCAGTGGCCTTCGGGAATGCCTCGTTCCCGCAGCGCGGAGGCGTGCTAACCAACCAGGGCGGCTGGGATCCATCCAGTTATCCACCGGAATTGTTCCCCGGCAGTGCAGGATTTGTGGAGGCCCCAAGCAACGGCGGCTACCGGGCAGGCGATTGGTATAGCACGTTCTACGGGTCGCCGGAGTTTGACCTGCGCACGTCGTTGACCCAGAACCTCAACCAGTACTATTCCGGCCCTTCGGTGACCATCCAAGGCAACACGTACACGCAGAACCTGACAACCGAAAACCACAACGCATTTAATATGACTGTCCAGAACATCAATGGCGAGCCGGCTCCCGGACAGCCTGGGGCAGCAGGGCCAGCGGGCCCGCAGGGCGCGCCAGGAGCGGCTGGCCGTGCCGGCGGCGTGATCTTCGGCGGGTTTTTGCCCGCTGGCCAGCAACTGCTCAACCGTAAGATCCTCGCTTGGATACGGGTTGCCACGCGGCATTTTGCGGCCATTGAGCAGGCGCTACGGAGCCTGGACATCGAAGGGTTCCCGCAGAACAAGCTGATCTTAAAGCGGGCCATTTTTGACGAGGACAGTTGCACGGTAGACGAGCGAGGGCAGGTGGCGAGGCTCAAGATTTCCGCCGTACGAAATGGCGTCCGCGGGCCCGTATTAGGCCCGCTGGAAGCGTTGCCGGAAGTTCCGTAGGCCCGTGCCGGACAATAGTCACTAGAGGAGAATCATATGCGCAAGAACACCTACACCTTTTCCGGCGACCCGCTTTCGCAGACGCTGGCCGCCAAGGCGTACCAGTCGGCCATGGAGGCCGATTCTTACAAGCAGGCCGCGTTTGCCAACGCTGGCGCGCAGCGCGCCCGGGCCGAGTCAGGATTTCTCTCCACGCTGTATTCGCAGCCAGCCGCCTTTGCCGGCACTGTTGCCCAGACCTATGCTCCGTACGCCCAGGCGATGGGCAACGTCGCCACCGCAATGGCCAACGAGCGCGGAAACTTCTACGGCGCCAACGCCATGGCGGAGGCCGCCCGTCAGAACGCCGCATCCAACATCGGGGCCGCGTCCCTGGGCGCGTATGGCGGCGCAACCAACAACGCGCTCCAGGCGTGGGCCGCCAACCAGACGGCCTACCAGCGCGCTGCTTCGGATATGCACGCAGCCAACCAGCAGGCCCTCGTCGGACGCAATACGGCGCTTACTGGCCTAGCCGCCAACGCCAACTCGTCCGAGTCCAGTTCCTCATCCTCCATTGGCGGCGGCGGTGGTGGGTTCGGTGGCAGCGGAGGGTTTTCTGCCAGCGGCGTGCGCGGCCCAATTGCCAGCGGCGGCTACGGCGGTGGCTACGGTGGCGGCGGCGGTGGCGGAGGCATCCGCGGCGGCAACAGCAGCTACTCCCGGTCTGGGCCCGACTACGGGTTTCTGAGGGGCTTGCAGAGCGACATCATGCGCGGCGATGAGATGCGCACTGCCGATGCCGGCCGCCGGCAGTTGGACGACGCCTACTACTCCAGCAGAAACGCTCCAGGCGACATGCTGTCCAAGTCGCTTGCTGGGCTCTTGGAGTTGTCCGACCGTGGCTACGGCGCCTCTAGCCGAGGGATGGATCAGTTCTATGCCACGCAAAACGACCCGGGGAACCGCGCGCAGTTCGGCAGCGTGCTGGGTGGGCTCGCCAGTGGTTACGGGACGGCGCTGGACCAGATCGGTGGGTACGCGGATCGCCTGGATCCTGCATTTGAGACTGTCAATCGCTACATGAATCGCAACCGCCGGAGTTGGCTGTAGACATGCTGACATACGACACCCGCCTTGCCGAACGTCCTCCCATCCCGGCTGACATGCAGCAGGCCGCGCTGGACGGCATGCGGCGTCAGGCGCCAATGCAGTTTGGGCAGAACGCCAAGGACGTGTACCTGTCCAAGTCCGGTGTCAACGCGGCCAACTACGCCCGCGCAGCGGACATGGCGAACCAGCAGTACGCCGTGGCGCACCAGAACGCCCAACGCGGCCTTGCTCTGGCAGGGCTTCAGCAGATGGCAAACGAGCAGCAGGCTGCCAACCAGTATGACAATGCCGTAGTGAGCAGCGTTCTTGGAGGTCTGTTCCGTTGAACACGGTTCGCATTCATCAGCCGACCCAGCCTGGGTACGGCAACATGTTCTCGCCGGACCCGTTTAACGCTCGTCTTGCCCAAGCGCAGGCCGGGGGCGACCAGCGGTTCCACATGAAGAACTTTGACAAGGCTGGCATGTCCCGCGGCGCTGGCCAGCGGCAGCAGGCCGGCATTCAGGCCGCCTCATCGCTGGCTGACGGCGTGGCAGACACCTACGCCCAGCAGGCTGCTGAGGCCAATACGTCGGCGCTTGCCGGCCTGGAGGCCGAGAAGGGACAGGAACAATACGCTCAGGCGCTCGGCGCGCTTCAGCAGCAAAACGCTTACGCCAACGCCATGGCCGCACTTCAGCGGTCCAGCGCTCTTATGGGGTTGCTTCGATGAAGATGGAATTTGACCTCCGTGATCTGAACCGCGGCGCCCTTGAGCGCATGGTGAAGCAGTTGCTTGTCGCCAAAGACGGCGATGAGAAGAAGATCCTGGACAAGCTCCAGAAGCGGGCCGAGACGAACGACTTGGCCGACCTGGACGAGGAGATGCACGGCAAGCCGAACACTCCCGAGGTGACCGAGGACGACATGCCGGGCGACGGCGAACTGGCAGACGTGCCGAAGAAGAGGGCGAAGAAGAATGGCTAGTAAGCGCAAGGGCTTTGAGGCGTTGATGGGATGGCTCGCCGGCCGGGGCGTGGACCCCGATCAGGCGGAGTCCTTGCTGCGCTCGCTCCCCAACGTGGAGAACATGACGCCCGCCGATCTCCAGCGTGTCATTGACCAGATGAACGCCCCCTCTCCGCGCGCCAGGATGGAGAATCCGATCAGCGTGGAGGAGCGTGTCGCCGGAAACCCGAAGACCGGCATGCGGCCAGACCCAAACATCCGCGCTGCGCTGCAAGAACTGGACCCCGAGTTCGCCGCTCGGATGGATACCGCCTCGGCTGACGAGATCATGTCGGCCTACGCCAACGCCGTGAACAAGGCCGACAATGTTCGCCGCGGTCGGCCCAAGATGGTCATGGACACCCCGGTCGGTGACGTGGCTCCTCCCGCCCGTCCGGCCCGTCAGATGGAATTGCCGCTCGGCCCGAGCGCCCAAGAGCCCGACATCCGAGCGCTGATCCCGCTCGGCCGTCCCGGCCCTGGCGTTCCCGGCGAGCTGTCCGGTCCCGGCCAGATCCTGACTCGCCAACTGGACATGATCCCCGCCCCTCTCCGTGGGCTTCCTGGCTCCGGCCCGAGGCGCATCGGAACGACGGCTGGCGTTCCTGTCGGTCCTTCGCAGGCCGACGTGATCGACGTGCCATTTACGCGCGTTCCACCACAGCGTGGGCTCTCGGTAGTGCGTCAAGCCGACGAGGTCGCCGATGGGCCTCGCGTACCGTGGAAGACCCTCGCTGCCGGGATTGGCGCTGGCGTCGGCGTTAGCCAGCTTGTGCCAGAAGAAGGCTATAAGACCACCCCCAAGGCGGCGGCCGAATCGACAACCGCCGATCTGGTGGCCGAGACTCGTCCAGCCCCCAAGGTGGAGGCCACGCCGGAAGTCCCCAAGCCGCAGGTGAAGCAGGGCCCGCCGGACTACTCCGCCCAGGCCCGGCAGTTGATTGCCCGCGCCAACGACATCCAGCGTGAGGCTGGCCGGCAGACGCCAGAGTCCATCGCTCTGATTAAGGAAGCGGACAACCTGTACCGGCTGGCGGCCGAGGGGCGGAGCAAGGGCACCCAGCCGGCGATCATGCCGGTGGAGCAGCAGAACCGGCAGACCAGTTCCATCCAGCGGAACGCCCAGCAGCAGATCGCCCAGAACCAGGGCTCGGATTACCGCTCGCAGGCCCGCCGCATGATGGCGGAACTCAACGCTCGGTCCTCGCAGGGCAATATCTCTCAGGGCGAGTATTCGGCCATGAAGCGCCGGATCGACCAGTTGTTCGCCTTGGCCGACCAGGAAGATAACGCCCGCCGCCGGGCAAGCTAACCGCTCAACAATCAGTACGACGTGAGGTTCTAATGGGCTTTCTGTCCAACAAAAGCAACGACGAGCTTCTGGGCTACCTGAACAACGACGACGGCACGGGCCTGTCGGAGGCGGCCAAGCAGGAGTTGGCGCGGCGTGGCTTGCTTCCCGAGTGGTCCAGCCCGCCGTCAAACGTCGAAGCCAATCTGGACGCCGCTGCTACGCCCATCACGCCAGACGAGGACATCGTCTCGCCAAGCGAGCGCATGACCAACGAGCGCGTCCGAATCATCCGTGCCGGATTACATCCCCAGCAGCCCGCGGATCCCGGGACTCCCGAGCAGCAGGCCAACTGGGAGAAATTCCTGGCGTCCAACCCAGACGCCATGCAGCGGTATCGGCCCGATGAGTACGAGGCGCAACAGGCGGAGGTGCGGGAAAAGGAAAACGCGGCGCTGCTCAACAACATCAAAATGAAGTACGGCGAGTCCGAGGCCGATGCGTGGCTGGCGTCCAAGAACGCTGGCCGCGTGTACGTGCCAAGGACGGGTGACCAAATCTCGGCTGCGGAGAACCATGGGGCCACGCGGCTCGCGGCTGCGCGCGGCGATGTTGATGCGCGCAACGACCTTGCAGCCGCCAATGAGCGATACAGCAACGCAGTCAGCCGGCCGCGCTGGGCCCGCGAGGCGGGTTTGAGCATCGATTCGGAAGAGACGACCAATATGTCGGATGGCGACCTGCGGTTGGCAGCCGCTCAAAAGCGCGCCGCCGACAAGCAGGCCCGCGAACTCCAGTGGCGGGCTCAGTTGATGATGAACCGAGGCAACTACGCTGGGGCCATGGCGCTCCCGGGCGCGGACGACTCCATACGCTCGGCCGCCCTGTCCCAACAGAACGCCGCTCTCAATGCGAACAGAGCCGGAGGCCCAATTAACTTTGGGCCCACGCCGCTGGGCGTTGAGGCTACGCAGGCGTCTCGCCAAGACCCTCAGAATGATGTGCGACTCAAGGGCATTGAAGCCCAGATTGCAGCCGCTAACGCAGACAGGGCCGCGCGGTCTGAAGAGTTTAAGGCCATGATGGAAGATCGCGCCTCCGACCGTCAGCTACGACTCCAAGAAATGCAGCGTGCGAGCGACAAGGATTTTGAGCGCATCCGCGCCGAAAACGCTCGCTTTGAAAAAGAAATGCAGCGCCGAATGGAAGAGTCTCGCATGGAGTGGGGCACGCGCGAGCGCATGGGCATCGACTCCAATGCTGTGGAGCGCGAAAAGCTCGGCGCAGCCGCGTCGGCGGCGGCTGCAAAAGAGAGCCTGACCGCCGAGCGGGAAGCCAAACTGAGTGAGCTGCGGTTTCAGCAGCAATCGCCCGGCGCCTATGACGTTATTGCGGGCCGGTCTGATACAGAAGGTGCGGCGGATGCGCTCAAAGCCATCGCCGGCCGGTCGGATCGATTCCAGTGGCTCCCTGGCGGGGGATTTGGCTTGCGCGAGGCCACCGCCATGAACGACGAATTGCTTGGCTTGGCGCGTCAGGCGGAACTCCTGGGCATGTCCTCGCCGCTAACAGACCCTGCCTACCGCAGGGAACTGATTAAGCGTTACGGATACGCATCGGGCTGGTCTGGCGGCCGGGGCGGGTGGTTTGGCGATCTGTGGCAACCAATGCCAGACGGCCTGAAATGATGCATGGCAACTTCGCCGCTCTTTGATCTTTACGATCCGTATGGCTATTTGCAGGAGCAGGCCCGGATGGGGCTCCTGCCATCCGATGACCCATACGACGACCCGCGGCAGCGCGCCACCATCGCCGACCTCATGCCGCAAGAGCAGAAGAGCGGTCTGCTCAACACGCTGGCACAGGTCGGGTCTTCTGGCCTAGCCGCCGCAGGCTATCTGTTCGACACGCCGGGGGCCCTTGTCCGCGGCGTGCTGGCAGGCAAGCCTCTCTCGGTCTTTGGCACATCTGAAGACCGCGTTACGGGCCGTGAACTGCTTCGCCAGTACGGGCTCATCGGCGACAAGGATACGTGGGGAAACTTCACGGGCTCCTTGGCGGCCGAGGTGCTTTTAGATCCTTTGACATGGGCCAACCCATTGTCGATCCTTGGGCGCGGGGCCCTTACGCCAACAGGCAAGGCGCTGAAGGGGGCGGGGTTCCTCCGCAACGCGGCGGAGGATGCGTATGAGGGGCTGGTGCCATCGACCGTACAGACGCTGCGTGGCGCCGCTCCGCGTGAGGCAGGGACAGGTATTCGCCAGCATCTCCGTACTCTAACGCCAGCACAGGCGATTGCCGAGGCCGACGATCCGATTCTGGCCAGGGCTAAGTGGGCGCAGCAGGCGGAGCGATTCGGAGTAGACCCGAACGATCTCTCGCAACGCGCCGCCCGGCTGCTGGATGTCCGTGTGCCAGGAACGAACCTCGGATTCAGTACGGACGTGCTGGGTGAGCGATTCGGCGACTGGGCGGCCGAGGGATTGGATTGGCTCGGCGAACAGTCCAAGCGCAACCGCTATACGGCCCCCGTGGTCAACGCGCTGTACGCCGGGTTCCATGCGCCGTCCGGCGAGACGCTCAACCCCAACCTTCAATGGGACTCGCGGATCGCTCGCAAGAACGCAGCCCGTGCGGATGAGGCGAGGGAACTGCTCCGCCAGCGTCAGCTCCGCGAGGCCATGGGCGTCAACGCCGAAGACGTGGCCGCCAGCCTGCGCGCCACGGACCCCAACGTCCCGGCATCCATCCCCACCAACCTCCGCACGTTTGACAGCACCGATCTTCAGAGGGCCCTGGTGGACTACGCCGAATCGTCTGGCGTCCCGACCGCCCCGGGCGTGTATGGGCCAATGCCCAAGACCAGCGGCGACCCCATCGCCGATTGGGTTCTGGAGAACGTCCCCGAGTTCCGGTCCATCCGAGACACGTACCGCAGTGCCCCCAAGCAGGCCCGCGCTGATGCCATTGCGTCTGGTCTGCCGGATCCCCTGTGGCGTGGCGCGTCCGGCACAGAGTTCTTCCCCCGCCAACTGAAGTGGTGGGAGCAGATCATGGATCCGGTGAGGCCAAACGCCTCCCAGCGCGTGGAGCGGCCGTGGGGGAGAAGTTCCACGCTCTTGGACACGGCCGACAACTTCGGGCGCGGGAGGCAGGAGTACACCGACATCCCGGGCGGTCAGCAGACATTCCGCGCGCTGACTGGCAGCATAGACCCGCGGCTGGATTCGGCCGCCCTCCAGCAATCGCTGATAAATGCGGACCAGATCCCGGCCCGCAAGCTGCTGGATGCGAGCTTCGATGCAATCAACGTAAAGCGCCCGTTCCGTGAAGAAATCTCACGGCTAATGAGTTCGCCCGAGTATCTGGCTGCACCCAGAGACGAACAGCGGAAGATGCTGCGTCCTGTCCTGACGCAGATTCGCTCCAACCAAGACAACCTCGTTGACCTGCTCCGCGGCGCCGACCTCCAGTTCGCGCAGAACAAGACCGGCATCTTCGACACGCCGGGGTGGACGAACCTCGCCCGCTATGAAAAGGGGCAGGCCAGAGTACTGGCCAACGCCGAGCGATTGATTCCTCGCTTGCAAGATGCGGTCACGCCGATTGGCTCCGCCGGGCTGTCGGACGGCATGGTGCAGTTGTCTGATGCGGCCAAGCGGCTGGGGTTTGACGACAAGAACTTCCGGCAGATGTGGCAGCAGCGATTCGGCAAGGACGTGACCAACCTTGCCGTACCCGAGCGGCTAATGGACGAGATGGCGACCGTCGTTCGCACCTCGCAGGCCGGGGACATGGAGCGGACGGCGCTCAACGCCTACGACCAGTTCCTCAACTTCTGGAAGATCGGGGCTTTGGCCAGCCCGGCCTTCCATACACGCAACCTGTACTCCGGGGCAGTCAATGCGGCGGCCTTGGAGTCATTCAATCCGCTGGACATGTGGGCCGCATGGCGGGCATCTGGCGGCAACACGGCCGCCCTGGCTCGTCGCCTCCGCAAGGCCCCAGGCTTTGAGAACCTGACCGATGCGGAGCGAGTGGCGCGGTTCCAAGACCTGACGGGCGCCAACCGGATAGGCGGCGGAGTGTTCACGGACATCACCACAGGATTACCCGAGCAGCAGATCCGCGGTGGGTGGCTGGGGGCCGGCAACGACCCAGGAGTGGGACGGGCGTTCTACGATCCCAATCGGTCCTGGGGCGAGTTCCTCAACGACTTTACAACCATACGCGGGGTGGGGATCACTCAGCGGCCGGCAGCACGCAACAAGAACCCGCTGTTGGTCGCCAACGATGCGCTGGGCTCCCGCGTGGAAGATGCCCTGCGTGGCGGCACGTTCCTCAACCAGATTCGCAGGGGCGTGGACCCGGGCGAGGCGGCCGATCTTGTGCGGCTCAGTCAGGTGGACTACTCGCCGCAGGCGTTTACCTCCTTTGAACGCGACATCCTGAAGAAGGTGCTGCCCTTCTATAGTTTCCAGAAGGGCATCGTCCCGAGCATTGTGGACAACACGCTGTATCGCCCCGGTGGAGTGATGGGGCAGTCCATCCGCGCCGTGACCCGCGGCACGCAGCCGAGCGAAGACAACTTCATCCCCGAGCATCTCCGGCAATCGGCCGCCATCCCGCTCCCGGATCCGTTCGGGTCAGGCAATCCAGAACTCCGCCGCTACCTGACCAACATCGACCTGCCGTGGGAGAGTACGTTCCAGCTCTTCACGCCTGGAGTCGGTGCCACTACATCCGCCCAGGTCGCCGACACCATCCGCAAGACCGGATCCAACGTCCTCGGCATGATGACGCCGATGCTGAAGGCTCCGCTGGAGTACTTCACCAACCGGCAGTTGTATTCCGGCCGGGATCTGAACGACCTGTACTCCGTGCTGGAGCGGGACTTCGGCGAAGTCGGTCGCCCGCTGGAGCAGGCCGTAGTCAACTTCCTGCCGTTCGGTGCGAGAGGGCTCGGCCTGTACCGCCAGTTGACCGACGACCGGCTCACCGGGACCGACAAGTACTCCAAGGCCGCCTGGAACCTCTTGGCTGGGGCGAAGCTCACCGACATCGACCAAGACCGGGCCAAGCGGCAGGCCGCCCGCGACATGCTGAACCAGATGTTGGAGACGACCCCGGGTGTCCGCACCTACGAAAACATCACCGTGCCAGAGGACGTGCTGCGCGGCATGCCCAAGGAGCAGAAGGATCTGTACCTCCTGTACAAGATCATTCAGAGCGAGGCAGCCAAGCGGGCCCGAGAGAAGAAGAAGATGGCCATGGACCCGCTGGCGGCACTAGGGCTGGTCAACGAGTTCTAGGGGCGGAGCGGTCGGCTCCTGCTTCTTCTCCTCGGCCAAAAGCAGGCGGTCTACATAGTAGACCTTCATGCCGGGGCTCCGATGTCCTAAGTGTCCACTGGCATCTTTGCCGGCGATCTCGCAGTAGGTAGCCCCGGATCGCCGCAGGAACTTAGTGCTTCCCGGGATCTTCGCCTCCCGGGTGATGAGCCGCATCATGGCCATCGCCTTGTCTCGGCAGATGAGGTCGCCAAAGATACGCGGCCCAAGGACAGGGAGCCGCCGTATGGCTTCCAGGGCGTTGTCGTCAAGCCAGCACACATGGGGATACCCAACCTTGTGCTGGCTGGGGCAGAGACGTTGGCCACGGATTTGGTCATGGCGAATCAACAGCAGGTCTTGCAGACGAAGTCCGGTGCTGTAGGCGGTGAGTATCCACGCCCTCGCCAGCAGACTGCGCGGGCACTTTCTCCCGCCCCGAAGATTCTCGGCTACCGCCAAAAGCCGGCGAATCTCGGCATGGCTCCACGCCCTCGGATTAGGGGGGACTTGCTTGACCTTTCGGAGGGGGCGCACTATACTGGCGTCCACAAGTCGCTCGGAGGCGGCGAAATGCAGCAGACACCGCAGCATTTTCCGATGATTTCGCACTGTGGAGGGAGCCAAATGTCTGAGTGCGTTGGTGAGGTAGCCGTCGATCTTCTCGGGGTTGAGGTCGCTGGCCAGCCAGGGCAGGCGCCTGACAAAGACCTCCAACTGCTCCAAGTAACCGGGGGATCCACCGACCCGGTTGTGATAGAGGCGAGCAAGCTCAAGCAACGTCATGGTGTGGTGCCCCCGAGAGAGGGACTTTCTACCCCGAGCGACCATTTCTGCAACTCCCCTGAAAATCGCTACAATCGGTACTTTCGGGCAGCTAGCTCAGTTGGATACCTGCCCGTCCTCGTAGTCTTCTGGCTGCGAGTCGATCCGATTCTACGGGCCGTCTATCTGGCCCTGCTCGTCGTCTGCCTGTGGGCTCACAGGTGGGAACTCTGTCTCGGCCTTCTGGTTGCCGGACAGTTTGGCGAAGCGCTCAAGGAGTTCCGCCCAAGGACGGGCTGAAGGACCGTCTGTTGCCCATGGAGGGGCGTTCTTTTTTTCGGAGGTGTACATATGAACATTGATGTATCGCAGGGGCCGGTGAAGGTGGTGGGCATGGCCAGTTCGGCCTACCACTCGCTCAAGGGATTTGACTCTCGCTCCTTCTTCACGGCGGTGATGAAGGGTGGCGGTGAGGCGCAGCAATGGCTGGACCAGGGCTACCCCCTGTTCACGGGCAACTCTGCGACCCGCAAGGGTGGCGAGTTTGACGACATCGTCATGGGCCTGTGTGCGGGCAAGACGTTTGAGGAGATGGTGAACGTCCCGCCGGATGACGTGCTGGGCTCCACGGGCTCGCGGAACACCAAGGCGTACCGTGAGTGGGAGTCAATGCAGAACGGCATTTGCTGCACCACGGATCAGGCGTGGCAGTACCGCAAGATGATCGCCGGGCTGACGAGCAACAGTGCCGCCAAGGCGCTGATGGATGCGACCACCGAGACGCAGCTTTCAGTGTTCTGGCAGGACAAGCATGGCCATCGGCTCAAGGTGCGGCCGGACGGCGTGACCCCGGAGTTGTGGTGGGATCTCAAGACTACCTCGGCCCCGTGGGACCGGCTCTACCGCAGCGTCTTTGACTACGGCTATGCGGACCAAGCGTGGCTGTACTGCCGCGGGGCGGAGCAGATCGGCTACTCGGCGTTCCGCATGCCGTTCGTCTTCGTCCAGACGATGCCGCCGTTCGCATGCCATGTGTTCTATCTGCCTGACGATTTGGTGGAGGAGGCTGGTCAGCGGTTGATCAGCGTGATGGAGGAGGTGCGTCTGCGTCGGTCCACGGGCGTGTATCTGCCAGCCGATCACGGCGAGATCACGGTCATGGATATTCCGAAGTGGGCGCGGAACAGGGAGGAGGTAGTGATCCTGTGATTGACAACAACGACATCTTGGGCCCGAGCAGTTCGCCCGCCACTGGTCAGTTGACCGAGGCGCTGGCGGCTGCCCAGGCGGAGTACCCGGTGGTGAAGTACGACAGTGCCAACCCGCACTTCCGCAGCAAGTTCGCTTCCTATGCGGCCTGCTGCGAGGCGCTGCGTGGGCCGCTGACCAAGAACGGTCTGGCTCTGCCGGACTTCCGGCCGGGCATGGTGGGTGGGCAGTGGATCCTGGTGGGCACGCTCCGGCACAAGTCGGGCGAGTACATCACGGCCATCTCCCCTTTGATGATGGGCAAGCCGGACATGCAGTCATTCGGGGCTGCGATGACCTACGGCAAGCGGACGTTGCTCATGGCGCTCACCGGGGGATTCTCCGGCGAGGCTGATGACGACGGCCAGAGCGTGAGCGAGCCCGAGCCCGTCAACCACGCCAAGACCATGGCCTATGAGATGGAGGCGAAGTCAGCCATCACGCAGGCCAAGGACAAGGAGACGGCGAAGAAACACTTGGACACTGTCCGGCTTCGGGCCAAGGAAAAGGCCGTGGCACCGGAAGTGTTCAAGAGGTGTGAGGTGGAGTTCAACCGGATCTGGAACAAGAAGGAGGAATAGTCATGGCTGGTTTTCAGAAGTTGATCGCCCTTGGCAACGTGACCAAGGATCCCGAGATCAAGCAGGTTGGCGAGAACGAGGTCGCCAAGTTCTCCATCGCTGTCAATGGCTACAAGGACAGCGTGGAGTTCTTCGACTGCGAGTGGTGGAAGCCGAACGGTGCGCTGGGCTACGTGTCCAAGGGCACTCCGGTCCTGATCGAAGGCGAGCTTCAGACTCAGCGATGGGAGAAGGACGGCCAGCAGCGCAGCAAGATGGTTGTGAAGGTTCGCGGAATCCAGCTCGTCGGCGGCAAGCCCAAGGCCGAGCCGGCGTTCGCTGGTGATTTCGCCTGACAAGAGGCGCGCCCGCCCGCGGTGGAGAACCTCCGACTCCACCGCGGGCCCTCTTCTCGGAGGAAGGAGATTGTCATGGTTGATCGAAGCAACATTGAAATGCTAGGGCTGTTTGACTCCGAGGACATCTATTACGCGCGGGAACTACTTTCCAGCGCTGTTGACTGCATTGCTGCAACGCAGACTTTCGTCAACGAGGTCGGCTACGGCCTTGAGGGCGGCTTCTGTGAGCAGATCAGAGATTTGCTTGGCGAGCGTGGGGCCGACGACCTCACTGACGCCGAGGTCGGGTTCATCATCGGCCGAATCATGGTGCGTGATGAACCTGCGTGATTACCAAGCCGAGATCGTAGATGCCCACCTGCGTGCGCTCGCAGAGGGGGTCCGCTCTACGCTCACGGGCCTGTTCACCGGAGCGGGGAAGACGGTGGTCTTCGTTGAGACGGCGAATCGCATCGCCGGCCGGACGTTGATCCTCGCCCCGCTCCGGGAACTGGTCTGGCAGGCCGTGGACAAGGTGCGTGACATCTGCGGCATGGACCCTGCCCTGGAGATGGCGGAGTACAGCGCGCAGGAGGACGAGTGGTGGAGCCCCAAGGTGATCGTCGGCTGCAAGCAGACGCTGATCCGTGGCCGCTACAAGAAGTTCACCGACATCCGGCTGGTGATTGTGGACGAGGCTCATCTTCAGTTCTCCCCGGCCTGCCTGGAGATGTTCCGCTGGTTCCAGGACCACGGGGCGATGATCGCCGGGTTCACGGCCACGCCATTCCGTATGGATGGCACGGCCATGCGGGACTTCTACGAAGTGGAGGTCTGCAACAAGGACGTGCAGTGGGCAATCGACAACGGCTGGTCGGCGCCATACGTGTGCAAGCTGGCCCGCGTGCAGGAACTGGACCTGTCCGGCGTGACGGTGTCGGGGGACGACTTCAATCAGAAGCAATTGCAGCAGGCGGTGGAGAAGGAGGCCAACCTGCACCGCATCGCCCTCATCACCAAGGACGAGATGGAGGGGCCGACTGTGGTCTTCACTCCTTCGGTCGCCTCGGCCAAGGGTGTCTGCCACTACCTGACCAACAACTACGGCATACCTGCGGTCTACGTGTACGGAACCCAACCAGAGGAGGAGCGGCAAGATGCCCTTAGAAGGTTTAAGGCTGGCGAGGCGCGGGTTCTTGTCAACTGCCAAGTTGTTGCCGTTGGTTTCGATTTTCCGCCCACGTCCACCCTCATCCTCGGAAGACCTACCAAGTCCAGATCCTTCTGGCTTCAGTGTGTGGGACGAGCCACTCGTCCTCTCCCCGGAGTTGTTGACTACGAAGGCTCGGATGCACCCGGCCGCATTGCACGGATCGCAGCTTCTGGAAAGCCTCGCTTCAAGATTGTTGACTGCACAGATGCAAGCCTGGACCACCGACTTGTCACGGCCGTGGACATGTTCTGCACCGGCGACAAGGACGTTAAGCAGGCCGTCAAGAAGGCGGCGGCGTCATCTGAAGAACCGCTATCTCAGGCGGAGATCGACGCCCTAGCCCAGCAGGAACTGGAGCGTCGGCTGCTCGCCCAAGAGATCGAAGCCCGCCGACGCCAGATGGTCGGGCAGGCTCGGGGTCGGGTCAGCAGCGAAGAGGTGCAGATCGGATCGGGCCGGAGGTGCGTGGGCACCTACATGAACCCCCTGAAGGGGAAGTTCGCCGGCCGCACCATGAACACTCTGCCCGATTGGTATCTGCGGTGGGCGTCCACCAGCACCAAGGGGTGGGTACGGAACCTGTTCATCAAGGAAAGGGAGCGCCGCCGTGGCAGACAAACGGCCTGACGCCCTGCTTGGAGACACCCTCCAAGAGGTGCTTGAGCATTTTGATGTGGATCACGTTTTCCCGACCGTGTTTGTCAAGGAGGACAAGAGAGATGGGTGGCTTCGCAGGATCTGGAATTCGTTTAAGGCATGCTTTGGCTCACGCCGCCGATCTGCACAGGATGTGTCTGATCAACTGTGAGCCCGCCGCCAAGGCGGCCAAGGCTCTCGGGCTGTGTCAGGAACAGACGCAGGGCGCGGTGCGGCTCCTGCGCAATCTGAAATACCGGCCGTCACCCGAGCGCTTGGCTCTTGTGGTCATGCGTGACTGGGGCCTGGACGACGACGACATCGCCGAGATTTTCGGCCGGAGCCGCCGATGGGCGACGACCGTCCGGCTGATGGCAAACGAACTGCGGGCGGCACAGCCGATCCCGGAGGAACTGGAGTATCTGGACTGCGGGCTACAGCGTGGCGACCTGTCCCCTGCCCAACTGTATGAGCGTGCGGCGGAGCTGCGCGCGGCTGGTGTGATCCGAGGTGTCATGGTCGGTGCGCGGCGCCAGCCGTGGGCCATGCCCCTCCTCTCATGGACGAATGACTATGCGTTCCTTTCAGTCGGCGTTGGCTAAAGGCCAGGAAGCCGAGCGCAAGTGGGTTGAGAACATGCGCTCGGTTGGTCGGTCGGTGGCCCACGGCCGAAAGATCGTCGTCTCCAAGCACTGCAAGAAGACCGGACATGTCGAAACCCCAGATGCCCTCGGATTATTTTCCATTGAAATCAAGGAGAGGAGTCTGGCCTTCGACGGGCCGGACTCCTATCCGTACGACACGGTCTTTGTTGATGACCTGCGAGGCATGGGCATGGAACACACGCCCAACCTCGTCTACGTGTATGTCTCCAAGCCGACAGGCAAGTGGGTCTGGCTCACTGTCCTGGACCGGGACGAGACATGGCAGGAGTCTGTCACCTTCGACCGCGGGCGAGGGCATGAGGTGCCGGTTCTTGTCGCCCCGAAGTCCCATCTGCGCCCAGCCGAATCGTTGATCGAACTGCTTTATCCACATCTTTATTTGGACCTAGTAGATGGACCCACAGAAGCCTTCATCTCAGGAGGCGGAGAGACTGAGGAAAGAGAACGCTACGTTGCGAAGACGCATCCAGATGTTGGAGCAAGAGCTGCTCCGCGTGCGTCAAAAACTCCTAAGCACATGGGGTGAGACATGATTTTTGGGAAGACCGTTGTCTGGGAAAACATCCTGAAGTTCCGCACCTTCAACCACGTCATACGGACCTGGGTGGAACGCACGGCCGAGGGGCCTGGGCATGAGGAAGACCAAGCCACCATGCAGGAGTGGGTGTACGCCAACCGCCAGAAACTGGATGCCATGCCGGCCGAGGAGGTGTGCAAGGCCATGTCGGAGCAGTTCCGGCGGATCTCGGCCATTGAGGTGCTGAACGGCTACGCCAACCAGGGCTGTCTCCTGTACCCGAGGTGGCCATGAGCGACATCGTCACCCGACTGCGGCGAGAGGTGTCGCTGGAGCAGGACGTGCAGTCGCTGTGCCGGGAGGCGGCCGACGAGATCGAACGCCTCCGCATCGACTTGGATGATTGCGTCCGCACCATGAACGCCTGCCTGGAGGACTACGCCAAGCTCCGCAAGGTGGCCATCGACGGCGACACGCTGGTGGCGTACCGGCTTGGAGTTAAGCATGCGATGGACGGCGACAAATGAGCGGCCCACTCATCGCCCTCACAGGGTTCATCTACGCCTACGTGGCGGTGGAACAGTACCTGAAAGGGAACATTCCAGGCGCTATTACATGGGGGGCATATAGTCTGGCCAACGTGGGCCTCTGGATGATGGCCAAATGATGCTCCAGTTAAACCCGCCGATCTGGGTGGCCACCCCTATGGGCGAAGGCTTTGCCCTGCTGGTCATTGACTATGGCCCCCACCTCAATTCGGTGTGGGTTGTGCAGCACTTTGCTGACGGTCAGGTGGTACACGTTGACTCGGCCGAGGTCCGGGTCATGGGAAACGAGATGTACGACATTCCCCACCCCAAGGTGCCAGTGGACAGGTGTATCTAGCCAGGGGCCCTGGCTTGCGTTTTGCCGGGCACTTGTGGCCGAGCCGGGAAATGAGTGGCGGGATTGCGGATCGGGCGCTACAACGCACGCCAGAGGCCCAGGAGGGGCATTGATATTATGTGCGAGCGATTGTCCTGCTGGTGTTACTTGCCGGGCCATGCCTGGGGGAGGTTCCAGTGATCTGGAATCCGCCCGCCGGGTACGGCCCCACCCTCCGGGACATCGCCTCCCGGCTGCCCAGTAACACCCCTGCCAGGGAGCCTGACCCGATTACCTACGGGCATGAGGGGAGCCACTTCCTGTCCAGGTTCAAGCCTGGGGAGCATGGCCTGTATGCCTTGGAAGGTCGGGTGGAGTGGATCCCGATCCCTCCCCTGCGAACCGCCGAGGTGTTCTTGGCAGTCCCAGAGCATGAGCGGGGGACGATCTACGTGACCTATCTCAGGCAGGGGCAGTCGGAGGGCTGGGCCGACCGTCCGACCATGATTCTGGACGAGTGGACTGCCTACCTCCGCGGATCGACCATCCGCCGCGAGCTGAAGATCGCCTCCAGGCAAGAGACAGACCGGCACTGCATGACGTTCGCACGGTACTCACGGGTGCTGTGCAGGATGGCGCGGCGCTGCGAGGGCTATGACCGCAGGAAACTGGTGGATTTTTGTCGCCGCACTTTGGCAGACTGCCGCCAGACGATCACGGATTGGGACACGTCGATAGAGTTTGAGTGAACGATATGCCGGCCGGGTTTGGGACTAACCTTTTGGCCGTCCGGCATTACCCCCGCTACCAAAAGGGATTGTGACGCAGCGGGTAGGCCAGCCGAAAGCGACAGGGCCAAGTCACACGGGCAGCCAGGATGCCCGATAAGCAGGTCGCAAGCCAACGCCCCGGCGGTTGTTGGTCGCCCTTATACGTCCTAACGGTCGGTGGACACGGGCGGCGGCCAACCTCGGGTATCACCCGGGGATTGGTCGCCGTGCGCCCATACCGAGCCTTCAGTCGATGAACACGGGAAGCCAACTCCAGCGATTCAGAGCAGACAACACGGTTAATATTAAGAAGGGGATGGTCTGCACCAAGTGACCAAGCAGGACAGGATCACGCTCCAAGAGTTCGCCGCCGAGCATCGGTCTTGTGCCGTGTGCTGGTGGCCTGAGAGCGACATGCGGCGCCGGATGGAGATTCACCATCTTGTCCAAGGTGCCGGCCGCAAGCATGACAGGCGGAACCTGTTAAGTCTCTGCGCCAACTGTCACTCAGTGTTCCATTCCGGTAGCAAAGTGACTGGACTTCCAGACCTGAACAAAGGTATACTCTTGGCCTGCAAGCGAGAGAGCGACCCTGAGTTTTACGATCCAGAGTTTCTTGCCTCCCTCAGACACAAGAAGCATCTGGGCTACGAACCCGAAGAACCTCCAGAGTGTTACGTGCAACAGCGTCAGCAGAACGTCGGCGGATGGCATCAACGGAACCCGTAACAGCCCAGGTCGTCCGCGTGACCCGGCCAGACACCATTCACCTGCGGGCCATGTGCCCCACGCTTCAGTCCATGATCTCCTGCCACATGACCATTCACGGCTGCGTGTGCGAGGAAGGCGCCCAGCAGGCGATCTGCGACTGGGTGGAGGTCCATGCCGATCACGGCAGGATCAACCTGTCCACGGTGGGATGGATGCGTGACGAGTACGGCCGGATCCTCGGGGATCTGTGCGACACGCAGTCGGGCGAGTGCCTGTCCTCCTACCTCTTGGAACAGAAGGTCGCCTCCCCCAGGCCGCACCATTACATGGAGACGTTGTTGGCCCTCATGCACTCCAAGGAGCCCGAGGAATGTTAGCCGGCAGTCAGAGCAAGACGATGAACCACAAGGTCAACGCCTTTTGGCCCACGGTCGGGGACCGCCGGGACTTCGCCATGTACGGACGGGTCGGGACGTGGATCGGCCAGAACGCCAAGGTGCTGGACAAGCAGCCGGTCACGGAGTGCGCCAAGCTGGTGGCCGAGCAGTTCCCGGAACTCACGCTGGTGGAGGTCAGCGATCACACCGGCCGGCTGGCGAGGTGGTCCAAGTGAACAGCCGCCAGAAAGGCGCCAGGGGAGAGAGGGCCGCCGCCGCCGAATGGTCACGGGTCTTCGGCGTAGACGCACGTAGGGGCCAGCAATTCTCGGGCTCCAAGGACTCACCCGACATCGTCATCGGCCACACGGGCATTCATGTGGAGGTGAAGCGAACCGAGCGCGGCAACCCGTACGACTGGATCGAACAGGCGTCACGGGACTGCGGCGGCAAGTGCCCGGTTGTCCTGCACAAACGCAACAACCGACCGTGGCTAATGATTCTGGAGCTGGACCATGTCCCTAGATTGGCGCAGGAAATTGGTTCGCAAGTTCCGCCAGTGGGCGGAGGAGCGCTTCCCGCTCCAGTTCCCCGTGAGGATCTACCTCCGGTCGCCACAGCGGATGGGGGCTGACCTTGGATACTTCGTCATGGACGACGATCTGGAGCGAGGGACGATAGCGATTCGGGATGATCTCAATCAGTACCTGTTGCTGGACACCCTGTGCGAGGAGTGGTCGCACGGCCGGGTGGTCTGGCTCAACGACGAGGAGGACAACAGCGATGACCCCTATCACCATGCAACTTTCTGGAGCGAATACGGACGCATCCAGCACGCCAGCAGGTCGGTCGAATGGTGACCCGTACCGCCCGATCTGCGAAACCCTGCACGCCCTGCTCACCCGGAAACGCGGGTATTACGGGTGCAAGGACAACCCCCTGGAGAACGCCATGGGGGTGCGGGACGACGGTATTGAGCCGTGGAAATACCAAGTCGCCCGCATCGGGGAGAAGTGCCGCCGGCTCCGAGGCCCCCTGAAGACACTAGATATTAGGAAGACATTGATGGACATCGCCGGCCACGCCGTTGTGGCCATTGCCTGTTTAGACCAAGAGGAACCCCATGAATCTGAAGATTCTCCAGTGGCTGCTGAAGCATCGGGATGCCCTGCTCAAGGTGGTGGAGATTGCCAAGCGGTTCGACCGCGCCGCCCCGTACCTCGCCCAATGGGCCCTCGTTAACGAGATCGCTCAGATCGTACTTCCGATCCTGGAGGCCGAGGCCCTGAAGCCGACGCTCCTGTCGGTGGATTGGGACGTTGACGTGGAGGCGCAGGCGTTCGCTCTCGGCGCCGAGGTGTCGGCCCTTGGCATGGATTGGAAGACGATCATCGAAGTGCTGATCCCGATCCTCATTGCCATCCTCCAGGCTATCGGCCCAAAAGAATGAGCTACGTTCATCTCCCTCCCTACCGCGTTGACTTCGTCCATGTACCACATTCGGTGCAGGATGGAGTGGACTGGGGGGTGGAGAGTTACGGCATCCCGCAACTGTGGCGCACCTCCAAGGGGAGCGGCGTCACGGTGGCGGTGATCGACAGCGGCATCTACCCACACACGGCGCTCAAGGACGTGGTGGTGGACTACCGCAACTTCTCATCGGACTCGGACGTGTACGACACGCTCGGGCACGGGACGCACGTAGCGGGGGTGATCGGGGCCAAGAGCGGCGCGGCCAAGGGCATCGCACCAGAGGTGAAGATCCTCTCGCTCAAAGTCCTCGGCCACTCGGGGATGGGGAGCAACGAGGCTGTGGCTGAGGCGGTGCGGTTCGCCACGGAAGCCAAGGTGGACATCGTCTGCATGTCCCTCGGGTCCAACAAGCCCGATGCCCGGCTGCATGATGCGCTCAAGGCCGCACACTCCAGCGGCATTGTGGTGGTGTGCGCCGCCGGCAACGACGGCGGGGCGGTGAACTACCCCGCCGCATTCCAAGAGACGATTGCCGTGGGTGCGGTGGACAAGAACCGCAACGCCTGCGAGTTCTCCAGCCGCGGGAAAGAGATCGCCGTGGCTGCGCCTGGGCAGGACATCACCTCAACGTGGCTGGCTGATGGGTATGCCACCGTGTCTGGGACGAGCATGGCTGCGCCTTTCGTAGCGGGTGTGCTTGCCCTGTATGTCAGCAGCCAGAAGTCCGAGGGCAACAAGATCGACCATGCGGCGGTTCTCAAGGCGCTCTCGGATACGTGCCGTGACACGGGCGAGCCCGGCAGAGATCCGATCTACGGCTGGGGGCTGGTCGATCCGCACAAGCTGCTGAACTACGAAGTCCGCGCGGCCGTCGCAGGTGTGACGCTGTTCATCCCCGGAGCCAAGATCCTGTGACCACCTTTCAGATCGTCGCCCTGGCCATCCTCGGAGCCGTAGTGCTGTGGCAGTTTGTCCTCCCCAATCTGTCTTCATTCAAACTCCCTGCGATTCCGAAGCCCGACCAAACGCTCAAGCATCTGGCGTCTGTGATCCATATCCGCGATGCCTCGTCATCGCCGGAAGTGAAGACGGCCTGCAACGCCCTCCTCCAGGCATTGCTCAAATGAAGTACGTTCCCTTGGCTTTGGCGGCTGCCCTGGTGGCCGCCTCGTTTATTGATGTCCAGCGGCCAGCCGCAGTTGGTCCCGTAGCACAGGCCCTTTCGTCGGCACCCTCCACCGACCGGGCCGCAGTAGCCGCCATCTACCGAGCGCTCGGAGATGTGATGGCTCGGGATCAAGGCCGGCTGATTACCACCACCGCAGCTTGGCGCGCTGTCTACTCAGACGCGCTGCGGCTGGCCGCTGGCGGGACTGATCTGGTGGGCAAGTACCCAGGTCTGGACAAGGCGGTGGAAGAGACGCTCTCCAAGTACTACTCACTGGACACCCTGCCGATAGACGAGGGGCTGGCAGGGAAGATCGTCGCCGCCTGCAAGGATGTGGAGCGGCAGAGTGAGTGAGTTTGCGACTCCGTTCGATTGCTATAAGGCGTACGAAGACGGGATCCCCGGCTGGCAGTTCAATGCCCGTGCCAACGCGGATTTCATGGAGACGCAGAAGTACCAGTACTTCTCCGAGCCCAACATCAAAGGCTCTGGCATCGGCAAGCGGGCCCTGCTCTGGCAGTACGCCAAGAAGCTGGACAAGAACTGCTTCACCGAACGGCAGACGACTGGAGATTGTTTCGTTGCCGGCACCCTTGTGCGAATGGGCGACGGCACTGAAAAGGCTATTGAAGATGTGCTGATTGGAGACATTGTCGCATCGCCTTTCGGTGGGAAGCGGCGAGTGCTTTCGACATTCAACAAGCCGTACACAGGCAGCGTCTTTTCTGTGCGTGCAGAGGGGTGCCTGGACGCTGTCGTATCAACTCCCGACCACCTGTTCGTCTCTCCGCTGAATGAATCAGAGAGGGCTTGGGTTCGGGCTGACGCACTGGCCAAGGGATCGCGGGTTTTCCTTCCGGCGACAAGCATCGCCAGCGAGCATCTGCACACAATAGACCTTGCCAATGAGGATGGATGCTCGCAAGACCCGAATGAGTTTGCGCAGGTTGCATCTAGGCCCCGACGAATCCGAGCCGGCGATGGCAAGGTGCGGATCTCCGGGGCTCGGTACGAGTGCAACAGGCATGTAACCTTGGACGCCGACATGGCGTGGGTCATCGGCCTATGGCTTGCCGAAGGGTCAACAGGAAAGTCGAAACGCGGCGCGGCTACCAACCTTGTGTGGAACCTGTGCCGCGACGAGGTTCATATCGCCAAGTGCTTGCGCAGCATTTTGCAGGACAAGCTCGGAGTGCCTGCAAAGATTCGGACGCTGCCATCAAAGCCGAATTGTCTGTTCGTTGAGTTTCCGTGCGCGCCGTTTGCGAGGTGGATTTATCGGGCGTGCGGCGAGGGGAACACCTATACCAAGCGGGCCCCTAAAGAAATCCTGGTTTCGCCATCGGCCGTTCGTCTTGCGTGCGTGCGCGGCTGGATGGAGGGCGATGGGCATGTGGAAAACGGACTTAGGCATAAGTCCAAGTACAAGATGTGCAGAGCCAGCGGCGTATCTGTATGCCGCGGTCTTGTCAGGGACATGAAATACTTGTCCATGTCCTGCGGCATCCGATGCACGGAGGTCGCTCGCAAACCGCGGGGCAGGTCAAAGGTCGCCTCCGAAGTGCATTTCTACGGTGACAGCGCAGCCGCTTTGTTCCCAGCGAAGCTCCGACCACCAGCATTGGAAGGCGGGCGGAGGTCGCTGACCGTAAAGGTTGATGGCGGATTCTCGGCGCGGGTTTCCAGCGTTGAGGTATCGCCGTTTGCTGGAACGGTTTATTGCTTGGAGGTGGAGTGCGACCACGCATTCATCGCCAACGGATACGCAGTGCATAACTGCGTAAGCCACGGAAGCCGTAATGCCCGAGACACCACCAGGGCTGTGGAAATCCTTGTGAAGAAGGAGCCAGAGGATTGGTTCCGCATGGGTGCGACCGAGCCAACCTATGGGGCGCGTGGCCATGGTGGTCAGGGCATGAGCCCGGGCGTGGCGTCCAAGTTTGAGCGAGACACAGGCTTCCTCGCACGCACCAACTACGACGGCGTCGTTGACCTGACCAAGTACAACAGCGCCATCGGGGCGCGATGGGGCTCGTCGGGTGTGCCGGACGCCGTAAAAGAACTGTGCCGTAAGAACCGGGTCGGCGTCATCACACAGGTGCGGTCGCAGGAAGACCTCATGGACGCCATGTGGAACGGCTACGCAGCACACTCGGGGCAGAACGCCTCATGGTCCGTGGACTCCAACGACAAGGGCATCCACTACCGCACGTCCCGCGGCTGGAACCATGACATGGCGATTTGCTTTTACGATGACACGCGCGAGTTCTTTCCGTTCCGCGTGTGGGGAATTGTGAACTCTTGGGGAGAGTGGAATCAGAAGCCGAAGGCTTGGCCAAAAGAGTACGGCGAGTGGGTTCCCGGCATGATCCTCACCTCGGCCGATGACTTCAACGTCTGCGTTGCGGACGGTGACTGCTGGGTGTACGGATCAATCGACGGCTACCCGCCGCAGCGCCTGCCCGACTACGGAACAGTGGGGCTCCTGCGACATGGCTAGGCTGCTGCTCTGGATCCTGTCTTGGTTCGCTCCGCCCGATCTCACGGCGCGGGTGGCAGTCGAAGCAGCCTATGTCCTGCACACCCAGGACTTCGATGCCCCGGTGCGGAAGTGCTGCGGTGCCTGCAAGGGTGGCGTGATCGTCCATGGAGACGGCCACAAGACGGCCTGCCCCTGCCCCGATGACTGCGAGTGCAAGACCAAGGGGGCGGTATTGCATCCACCGACCGTGATCAAATGCGAGGACGGCAAATGCTTGCATCGGAAGTAGCCGACATCTGCCTCGTTGAATCTGGGGCGCGTGGCATCAGCAAGCATGCGAAGGAGCTTGCCCTGGTCGGCCTGCTGGTAGTGCCGGATGGGGCGATCTCCATGCGGGAGTTCCGCCGCCGGATGAAGGAGACATACCTGCGCACCCACCCGGAGTGCGGCAGTTTCTTCATCATCTTTGTCATGCCAATCCTTATCTCATTGATCAGCAATTGGATTGCCAAATGGATTATCAATCGGACGGATATGAAGACTATTCGGAGTCAGGCTTTCGACGCATTAATCGACTCGTCGCAACGATGGACGGACACACTCACGTCTATCAATTCCCCCCAGAGGAATCACAGCGAGCAGTGAGGATCATCAAACTGCACGTTGAGGAGGGCCAACTGCATCCGTACGCAGGGCTCATGCTCGTCAGCATGATTCGGAGAATAGAGGATGAGTGACGTTGAAATGTGGCTGGTGTTGGTGAGCGCGTGTGCGGCCGTTGTGCCGTGGGCATTCTCCATCCATGCCAAGGTGGCGGTGATTGCCAGTGCCGTGGAGCATCTGCCCGAGATGGTGCAGCAACTCCGAGATGCACTGGCGGAGCATGAGATCCGATTGGACGAGCATGAAAAAGAGATTGCGTCTCTCAAAACACAGACAAGATTTGGTCACTGAGTACGTTCCGCTCGCCAGGATGTTGGCGAGGTTCTTCATTAAAGCCCGCCCAGGCTGGCAGAAGTCTGCGCTGCTGCCTGACCTGGAGGCAGAGGGGTTCTTGGCATTGACCAAGGCGGCCCGCACGTACGACAAGAAGCGACTGCCCTACCCCAAGGCATACTTCGCTCGGGCCTGCATGAACGCCATGTACAAGTGGATCAAGCGGGTCAACCGCCAGCCGGCCGAATGGAAGATCAGCCTGGAGGAGGCGAGCGATCTACTGCCCGTGCTGGAATCGCCCGACTACCTGCGGATGGCGATTGATGACCTTGGTGAAGACAAGGAACTGGCGGCTGACCGTTTCCAGAATGGGCACACCCTTCGGACTATAGCGGGCGACCACCAGATTTCGCTGCGGCTAGCCTCTGTTCGTAGCCGGGCCCTCGCAGCTCGTCTCTCGGAATCCTTGGGAATCCGGCTTGAGCCGCGCGGGCCATCAGATGAACGTCCTTTACGTGGTACACGTCGGAACAGTTCTTCTTCCTGCGCGCCTTCCGAACGCCGTCGTCCAAAAGGTCAATAGCGATTTGGTATAGGCTCTTGCCCTGCTCCCTCTCCTCCAGCACGCGCTGGCAGACGGCCCGCTCCCGCTCGTCGGGCACCCACTCAGGGCCATCCTTCGTTCGCTTCACGTCCCATCCATAGGGACGCAGTGGTCCATAGGGCAGGCCGGCGGCCCGCTTGTGGGCGTACACCTCCCGCTTGCGCTGGCCGTGCATGTCCGACTCTAGTTCCCCTGCCGCCACCACCATCGACAGGAAGAACTTGCCGTGTGGGCCGGTCAGATTCTCGGGCAGATCCAAGACCACCAGGGTGACGCCGAGCTTCTCCCACTGTTCACGGGTCACAGCGAAGTCGAACATCCGCCGGAAGGCACGGTCGATCTTGGTGATGACCACCGTATCCCCAGGCTGAAGGGCGTCGTACATCTTCTTGCCCACGGGGCGGGCGTTCAGCCGGGTGTTGTACGCAGACACATCCTCATCGCAGTGCAGGGTGTACTCCCGATCTTTGACCCAGTCCAGGAGCCGTTTGCACTGCGCCTCCCGGCCGTTCTCCTGCTTGTCGGTACTCACCCGCGCATAGAGATGGATCATTGTCCCTTCCCGAGCCAGTAGAACAGGGCGCCCATGCCGCACACCGCCAGACAAAAATCCGCCAATTCGCTCATCGCTGTAGCTCCGTAAGTATACGCCAACAGATGTCCTGCAACCTCCCCGCCAACAGGATGAGGATGGCAGTCGCAAGCATGTGCATCAGCCTTAGTACGTCCCTGTACATGGCAGACTCCTAGACAACCGCAAAATCGAACACATCATTACCGTGCTTGTCTTGGGTAAGACGAGTGAACACGGTGGACTTGCCGTTCGTCCAAAGCGGGTGCGTACCGGCCGGGCAGTCGGCCTTGGCGAGGTCAGTGCCAGCCGGCTGCGGGCACCAGTAGTGGACCCACATGTCATCCACATCGGCAGGCGTGTCGATCAACTGCTGGAAGTACCGGGGCCCAATGCCATCGCACATGCGGCGGATGCACTGCATGATGTGACGCGGGTCAGAGTCCTTGTCCTTGCCCATGTCACGCAGGCCGTGGGCTCCAGCGACAAAGTCATCCATGTTGACGGGCCCGTACACGGACCCATGGATTCCGAGCGTGTTAAACAAGTCCTGCACAATTTCAATCTCAATCATCGCACCCCCTCTTGATCTGCCGTGCCCACAGTTCGATCTCCCCCACCTTCCCGCGGATCACCCAACGCAGGTGATCCTCGTCTCCTGACCAGCCATCGTCCATGATGATGGACAGGTAGTCTCGCAGCCGCGGCGAGCGCATGACGCGCTGCTTGGCATTGGAATACAACGTGGCCAACGGCGTTGGCCGCGCGCCTCTGGAGGCATAAATCGTTGGCATCACCACACCCCTTCTTCTAGGATCTCGTCCACCCCGCGCTTCGCCTCCGCCAGCGTGCGCCATCTGCCAGGAGCCATCAGTTCGTTCTCGTCCGTGTAGTTATGCGCCCGCACCACGTAGCCCGTGCGGTTCTTGAGAAAGATTTCCGGGGCCCGGTCAGCCCAGCTTTCAAACCACTCTTCGATCACCCGGCCACGGTAGGCCCAGGTCTTCGGGTCACTTCGGGACATCGGCCACCTCCTCCACCTCCACGGTAATGCCGTCGCCACGGCATGCTTCGATCAGGATCTCGCCCACCTCATCGGTGAAGCGGTCGCCCACGTAGATCCCGCCCACCTCACACCAGCCGGTACACACGTACGGATACTTGTGGCCGGGCTCATGGTCGAAACAAATCTTCCGATGCTTTTGAAACGCCATCACGCACCTCCCGTGGCATGGGCATTGCGAAAGTCACGGCTCAGATCAGCGGGAGCGGCCACGCCAACGTCGCCCATCGCATTAATGATGGCAAAGCACCTGCCATTCTGAGGTTGCCACTCGGCAATCCACCACGGAACCCGAGAGTTGCCGACCCAAAAAACCATGTCGCCAGCCTTGCCTGGGATGCCGTCGATCTCCGGCCCCACACTCCAGAACTCTTCAGTCATCACCACCCCTCCTTAGAAAGGAACCACCTGCTTCTGTTCCACATCCTTCAGGATGTTCAGCACCACCCGTGCATGGTTGAACACATGGGTGGCGTTGTCATCTTCCGGCCCGAACATGATCTGGTCACGGGCCTCCTCCAAGTCACGCTCCACAGCATCCTTGATGTACAGGAAGTGCTGCGGAGTCAGGGTTATGGTGATCATTCGTCATTCTCCGGCGATGCTGGGCAATCGGGGCATCTTTCCTCCATTAGGTCACTGTTTGTGAACCACCCATGCTGGGGGCACCAGTTGAGCCCATCGTCCCCGCTTGTTCCGGCCGACAGAAGTCCGTACTCGGCCGCACATCTGCGACTACAGAAAGCAGGCTCTTGAATTGCGTTTTTGTACCGGCTAGCGAGTTTGCGCGCTGGCTTAGACTCGCACACGGCACATAACCTGCGGCGTCGTAGCATCATCATGCCTCCTCCAAAAGAAAACGCCGAATCTTTTCGTAAAGATCCGGCTCTACCTCCCGCACAAGTCGCTCCGCCTGCACAAGCAAGGCGATAGCGTAGTCTACTGTCTGGTCAGTCCACCCGTCGATCCTCGCCATTGCTTCCCTCCATGGGCTTCCGTTCTGCGAGGGCCACGGCGGCCCGTCCCGTGCAGATATGACATCGTCCACCGTCGTAGTACGGGTCTTCGCAATAGCAGGGGAATCCATTGGGCCCGCAGGACTCCAGCTCCAGGTAGTCCTTCACTGCCTGCAAGAGCGAGGGCGCCGCCGCCAGCAGTCTGGCATTGGCACACGCCTCGTCCTTGGCAAACACCCCGCACACCGCCCCGATCCTGCGCCGCTCTTGGACGCAGTCGTACATGATCTTGTGGGTGTGCGTCGGATCGTTTGGTGTGGACATGACAGACCACGGGCCGGGGGTATGGGGCATCGCTATCTCCTTATGTGCGCGTGTACTCAACTGCTGCTAGTGCCAGCTCCGCGATAGCCCGTATAAGCGGTGCGTGCGGGGCGTTGTCGGGACACTGAACAAGTTCGTTGACGCACGCACGGTCAATCTCCAGCAGGGCGTCCCTCAATTTTGGTGCAGCCGCCAGCAGCCGCTGGCTCTCCCTCTTGTCTCTCCCCCGCAGGATGCTGGGGTATTCACTGTCAGGGAACGGCATCACTCTCTCCCTTCTGCTGTACGGATGGCATATTCCATGTCTTGGAAGCTGTTGCCACTTGCGGAATCCTCCCAATCGAACAAGTCCTTTTCTACTATCAGTGCGACTGCCTGCTTCAGTTGATAAAGCAGGTCAGGCGCGGCTGCGAACAGCGTGGCAAGGCGCTTGCTCGCCACGTAGTCGGCCGCGATGGCATCGCCCTGGTGGATTTCACAGTGGTTGCCACGGTCGATCACAGTCAGTTCGGTCATCGTCTCACCTCATGGGTAGGTACATGAATGCACAGCGTGTGCCACTTGGTGTCCTGCACTGCAATGCCGTCATAGAAATGCAGGATCTCACTCGGCCCCTCGTCACGGATCCACTTGGATGCCGCATCCTCATCGATGAACGGGCCGTGTGCCTGGATGCCATGCAAGGGGTGGACCATGACCGCCAGATACGGCATGCGGTTCAGCCCCCAGCCATGCTCATTGGTCGCCCAGTCCACGCCCACCCCATTGTCCAGAACGTACCGGCCAGAATCCTTCTTGCTCCCTGCCTTAGTAGCCATCTCCCTGCCTCCTTAAAACAACTGGTTACGAAGAACACCATCCGCCAATCACCCAGCCCTCAATAAACTGCACGGCTACCGGAGGCTCCCACTTGTCATGGTTTTCCATGACGTACTGAACTGCCTCGTCCTGGGTGTGCAGTTTCTTGGTGTGCCACTGGATCTCGCCGCCCAGCATCCCAATGCATCCGCTGTAGGAGTCCCCGGTCGCACGCAGGCTGTCCTGCACATCGTCGGTCCACGCCTTGCGGATCTGGCTCTTGTCGAACGTGCGGTACGTTCGGAAGTCGAACTCTGCTCCCACTTGTCGGTCCCCTCTGCAACAGATAGGCCATCGCCTGCTCGCCAACGTGGCGAGTGTACGCAGGCGGGAAGCCTTCCTTCAGTTCGTTCCATGTGATCTGGCGGGTGACGCCCATCGCATCACGCCCTTCCTCAACCGTCTTGGCAGTGGATCCGCCGATCACCAACTTCCCTGTCTTCTTGCACACACCTTTGCATGTGTCGCCCATGGTGTGGTACACGCCCACGGGTTTGCCCTGCTCCTTGTGCTTGCAGCCCGATCCCACCAGTGGGAAGGACGCTAGGAACAGGCGGTGCCTGCGGACCTTCAGGCCATAGGCCGAGCCGCATTCGATCACTGCACCCTCCATCCCGGGCGCACCGACCACATTCTCCACCACCCACGGTACGCCGCAGTCTCGCAGCAACTCCAGGGTGGGGGTCAGGAGATCGTCGTACTTGCTCTTGCCACCCTGCGCATCCCGAAGATGCTTCGCCCTAGTGTGGGCTTGGCATGGCGGGGAGGCATGGATCAGATCGAACTCCCGCAGGTAGGCCCGATCTTCCAGGGCATCCAAGGCGCTGCCCCGATGGAACTGGAACGGGTAGCTCGGCTGATGCCGCACATCCCACCCGACCACATCGAACCCGGCATCGTAGTACCCATCTGCCGCCATCCCTGCCCCACAGTACAGGTCCAGCACACGCATTAGTTCACGCCTCCCCACTGGTCAGCCATCGCATGTGCAATACCGGGGTAGGTCTTGCTCCTGATCTTCCACCGATCAGGTGATGGCCCGAGTTTGTTCTGTCCGGATGGGGTCTGGTTTTCCCATCGTCCGCGATGCTGCAACTCATCGGTCGGCCGCAGCGCAGGCAGACCCTTCAGCCACAGGCATGTCTTCTTGCTTTCCGCATGGCCGAACTGATACGGCTGGATGATCTGGTCGGGCCGGCGAATGCGGCTGGAGATCACCGACACCGGATTCTCCAAGGCGATGCGTGGGATGGGCGCATCCAGCAGAGAGCGGACAAACTCCAGCGCCTCGGCCTGCTCCGCCTGCTTGCGGTGGAAGTGCCTGGCCCCGCTCACCGCAAGGTGCGTGCATGGCGGGTGGAAGATAGCCAAGTCCCACCCGTCGTTGAGAACTGATCGCACATCCCCTTGGATGTGCGGCCCGCCATCCTCTGCCGGCAGGATGTCGCAGCTCCACGCATCATGACCAAGCCTTTGGAAAGCGCGGCGAACCGTGCCGCTGAACTCGCATCCTACGAGAACCCGCATCATCCCACCTCCTGCTTGGCGTAATCGTCCCACAGTCGCCGCTCCACATCGCCACGCGATCCCGTGTACTCCGACCGATCGATGTGCGTGAAGTATGTGTCGCCATCCAGCCGGACGATGATGCCCGGGGCGTATGTCCACACCTCTTGCCATCCGGCCGGCACGTAGCCGAAGTGATCGCGCATCAGCCACTCCTTGAAGCCGTCCTGCGCACGCACCCGCGTGTCTTCCCATTCTTCAAAGGTCATGCCTCGCCCTCCGTTCTCAGGTCGTTGTAGAACCCCATTGGATGCAGCCCCGCGCGGCATCGCTCCACCCATATTTCGTCCTCAGTGGAGTTGTCATCGCCGTCGCGCAGGTGGGCGCTCATTGCCTGCTCAACCGCACCGGCTGCGTGATAGGCCAGAACAACGTAGTCGTATGGCTTCTCGCCGTCCTCACGCTCCGACCCGGACAGCGTCACTGTGTAGGTCTTCATTGGGACCACTCCTTTTCCTCCCCAGTCTCCGCCTCAAAGTGCATCGTCGCTGTCCGCAGAACCGACTCGGCGCACAGCCCCTCCTGATCGGCCAGATGCAGGAGGTTGGCAATCAGATCCCCGATGATGGTCGGCAGATCGTTTGCCATGTCCATCCGCACGGATTCAGCGAATGTATCGCAGGCATCGCGGCCCCAGTCGGCCCGCTCCTCATTGGTTGGCATCACGCAGTCTCCTTATGTTTCTTGCTGGCTGCCCAGGCATTGACCGTCCACCCAGGCAGCCGAATCGACACCCTCCATCCGCACAACGACACGCAGCCCCTCGTAGTGGGTGAGTTCGCTGCACATGTGAGCCAGATCGTCTATGTCAAACCCGTCGATCATGTCACGCAATTCCTGCACTGCCTCGGCTTCCGACAAAACTTTGAGTGGGAGCATCACGCAATCTCCAGTAGGTCCAAGATGTCAGCCAGCGAGCATCGCTGGTTCTCCAAAGCCACCTCCTCCACGGGATCGGCCCGGCTGATCTCACCTGTCAGGTAGGTGATGCGATCCTCCAGAAGATCACGCAGGTCATCGGCCTGCTCGTCGGTCAGGTCAATCGTTGGCATTTGCTGCCTCCAGATGTACGTTGCCTCGGCTTGGATTCCACACACAGTTTACCGCATCGCCCGACTCGTCGGCCCTGTGATCCAGCACCAACGTCCACCGCAGGGACAGGTCAAGGGCGGATGCCTCGGCCTCCTCCCTGGTGGCGAACCGCACGCCGTTTCCCGCCCACTCGTTGCCCACCTTCACCATCGGTCGAAAGCTCATCGTCGGCTCTCCTCTCAGGAAAAGGTTTCCATGATCTGCTCAATCGCCTCGGTCACATCCATCTTCGGCTGCTTGAAGAACTCATTGAACACCTCGCACAGGATGCGGAACTGATGGCTGTCGGTTTCCACGTCAGCATCGATCAGTTCCTTGGCGATCTCTGCCACGTCGGCATTCCAGTTCCACGCCTTGCACTTGTCATGTGCCCACTGGCGGAGTTGGTCTTCCTCCATGGCCGTGATCTCGTCGTCGTCAAAGTCAATCTCTCGCATCACGCAACCTCCACATTGCACTCGGTTTCGATCCACACCCTGGCCCCACAGGCCAGCGGACAGTCAGGTTCATAGCGCACAACGCATGGTCCATCGATCCGCACGGAGTGGGCGTAGCGATTGTCCTTGTAGGTCTTCACCGTCAGGACAGGGTCACGCATCCCGTGCTTGTCGTTGGCCTTGATGATGTGCTGATTGACATGGACTATCGTCTTCACGGCTGACTCCTTTCAGGAAACTCCCTCAAAGATCCACTGGTTGTGGCTGCACGGAGCCTTCATCTGCTCCACCGTGCATTCGTCCCCCTCAAACCGCTGATGGTGAGATGCGAACACATGAGCCTTGGCCTTGGTGAAAGGGCCGTAGACATCCGTGAACACATTCAGACCACGCCGCTTGAGCGCAATCACCACATGATCCTGCTTGGATTCCTTCGCCTGCTTGCGTGCAGCCATCTCAATTCTCCGTTCGCACTAGGTACACCCGATGCCCATGGATGGAACGCCAAGTCCGCATCCATTCCTCCGCCTCCCAGCGATCATCGAACGTCGCCAGGATTCCCTCCTTGGTTCGCACTGCCCACATCGGACACCTCCTTGTGGCCTAGTAGAAAACCGTCTCCCTGCCCATGCTGTCCGTGCGTAACGCCAAGAGCGCGGCATTGAACTCGCCCTGCTCGCTCTCGTACTCCACGCCAAAGGCAACCTGGGCTACGGCAAAGGCGAACGCTCCGATGGGTCCAACGACGGCGCTCGTTTCGGCCCCCAGCATGCCGCGCCCGCTGTAGCCATCCTCTAGTGCCAGTTGATGGCTGGCTGCGCTAAGTCGCTTCGCAATCCACGGTTGCATCGCAAACCTCCGGTGTAAAGGTGTACAGTATACCGCATGCCCGACAGCAGGCATGCCACAGAGAACCAAGCGGGGCAGCCCAGGCCACCTCGCAGCAGTCACACATGGGGCAGGTCACCGGGCCACCTTCACTTCCTGAAGCAAGGCTCGCGCCAGTTTCTTGTAGTCCAGCCTGTCCACCACATCCTCGGTTTCCACGTTGACCTCGGAGGCAATGTCACTGGCGTCGATGTATCCGGCGACATCGCTTACACACAGGGCATTGGCCACATCCACGGCATCTATTTGGTAGGCCAGGTCTTCGTAGTCGATCTTCATCTTGCTGGCGACCTGCTCGGCCAGCGTCTTGTCGGACGCCAGCACCTCGGCGGTCCCCTCCAACGCACGCCCCAGCCTGGGGTTGATCGCAGCGTCCAGCCACTGGTTCACGCGGGTGGCGACCGCAGTCCGCACCCGATCCCGCATTCGCTTCAGCATCTCGCACCTCCGTTAGTCCATCCGGCCACAGTCGTACACACCCAGCACACCATGCTCCGCGAGCATTCCCAGTGGCAGGTGACGGGTTCGATCTGCCTCCAGATCACCCTGTGTCCATGTCCATGAGATGACCTGCCGCCGCTCGGGCTTACGCTTGCCCGGTCGCAGGTAGTACACGGACACCCCGACGCCCAGACAGCAGGAGCCCTCATCCCGGCTGCCTCGCCGCTGCCATTCCTTGCACCACTCCAACCGCACTCGGTCGAAGGTGGGCAGCAGGCTGTCCAGATCGTCAGGTTCCAGGGCCAGGACGAAATCCTTGGAGCCTTTGTATGTCTCAACTCGTCGCATTGGTTGTCTCCTTCTGTCGCTGTTCCCATTCGTA